GTAGACTCTTGTGCTAAAAAAACGCCTAATTGTTTATTACCTTTACGCACATTGCACCTAGCACATATAGCTGCAAGGTTATCCATATCCCACATGTCACCCATCTTAGTTCTAGGTACTATGTGATCTACCTGCGTAGCCTCACCACCACACACATAACAGATACGACCATCACGAGCTAACACTCTTAGCCTGATGTCTTTCCACTTTTTAGTCCCTAATGCTTTGCTATTCATGCCTATTCCATAGCCACTCACGAATTACAATGGCTGTTACTCCTAATGTAATTAAACCTAACTCAACGAATAACAACGTCCATACAGCTGATGAATCTATAACTATTGTCATTAGTGCCAACCCTTAGTCTTTAGATGATGTAATGCTTTACATGCATTAGGTTTGTTATTAGCTGTTACTCCATACCTATGTGCTATGTACTTAACACCTAAGTCTACTTGTTGTAATGGATTCTTACTTAACATAATCTCATTGCGCAACTGTGGTATTCCATAATGACTACCATTGCGTGCGCTTGGATTCCATCTACTCTCTTTGTAGTACAGCTTCACTAGACAGCTGTATTGTTTATTGTCATTTAGTAAGGCTTTTGCATAAGCCTTTGGTGTAACTGTAATAATGGATTTCTTTGGTTCTGCTTTTGCTGTATCAATCTCTATGGCGGTTGTGTCTAAGGCAATTAGACATAGCAGTAGCCCAAACGCTATAGCCCACGAACTCGCAAGCTCACCCCTACGGGGCTTGCGTTCGGGCTTTAAGAGCCCGCCGAAGGCTAGTAGCGTACCATGCCTGTCAAGTCGATTTACAAAACCGCAGGTCAGACGGCGTGTCGTTTCTTTAGCTTTACATAATGTAGAACGCTTATCCATAACCTTCACTCCACTCCATATCACAGTCATTACAACTGTGAAAGTAGTCTTTGTTATATTGGCTAGTTGTTGTGTTATACCCTAGGCACTCGGGGCATTGATCTTTGCGCATATTGAGCAGCTCAAACCTTCCATTTTCCAAGCCCCACATTTAGTGCAACGGACTGGTTCAGTCATAAGCTTGTCCTTCCATAAACTCCATAAAGTCTTGTAATCTTATGCAGACCATGTAATCCTCGGCGTTTTCGCCTTGTCCGTTCATGCGCATAACGACAAACCCTAGTTTGTCTGACTTTCTTAATTTTAACTGTTTAATCGCCTCTAATGGCTGAAATCCTGTGCGTGCCTTGACTTCAATATCGTATGGCACTCCTGTTATGTCCGCTCCTTGGCGTCCTGCGCCTGTACTTTCAGCATGCGGATACCATTGCTTTAGGTAATCAGCTACAACTTTTTGCGTTCTGTAGCCTCTATATTTTCTTGATTGACTCATCTGTTGTCAGTCTTATAAAAGCCACCTGTTTTGAATATGGTGGGTATTGAACCCCAAACCCGACTCATTGACCTAGTACAACAAATCGGGTTAAGGATTTCCTCGTTGAGCGAAGCGTAGACCTCTCTACTAGACCCACACTCCTCACACTTAAACTCGTAATTAGGCATTATTCCAACCATAGTCAATGTGATTAACACAGCCACAGCCAACGCATTTAACTAATTCGCCTTCATGAATCATGCGTGGGTCATTGCACAGTTCACAGCAGTCTTTAAAGTTGACCACATCAACAATGATCTCATCATTGGCAACTGTAACCTTAGTGCCATCAGGTTTAATGAACTCTACATATCCCATTTATTTGTCCTGTTCACCAAATGACCATTTGCCATTAGCTGTTAAGCGTCCCCATACAGGTGGGCATTGATCTGCTTTACGCTTTTCAGTACAAACGAAACCATAGTAAGGCTTACCTGCTTGGCTTGTTCCCTCTTTGCGTAGCATTGCACCATGCTTGCAGTCATAGGTTGTATCAACCACAGTAGCCCCTAATGCAGCAGCTACATCGTTAACTTCCCACTTAACAGGCTCGTCCTTTTGCTCAGGTGCAGTCCATGGGTTGTTTTTAATGTCATTTCTCAATGCCATTTCAATAGCTGCAGACTTTGACCCTGGCCTGCCATAAATAGGCTTTACTGGTTCAGCGTTGCCTGTAGCAACCTTTTCCATTTCAGCCTTGTTAGCCCTAGGTGCTTTAGTTCCATCTTTCATGGTTGAATATTTAGGGTCACCTGTATTTGTGATGGCTCGTGCATAAGCACTCGTCTCTGCCTTCTCAACAGCAAACTGTGTTGCAAGTGATTCCGCAGCTTGACCAGTAACCCAAGCCATCTCATCTGCCCATGTTCTGAACAAATGAACAGTTACAAACACAAATCCTTCAGCAATTTCAAATGATGAAATCATGCGAAAGTCAGGATTATCTTTTGCAAACAGCTCTATTCTTTCCTCAGCTGTCATGTACTTATCTAAATCAAAATATGCCATAATCTATTTCGTCCAATCCTTGTGCGTATGCTTGCTGTTGTTCAAGTGTCCAAGTAGTCCCATCATGCCAAGTCTCGATCTCGTTCCTGCATGACTGGCAATAATTTGTGAACTTGCGTGTCGCCTTTCGGCTTTGGCTAATTGTCGTGAAAATCGCCATGATCTGACCCTTAATTGAATTGACGCCATAACGAGCCTTACAGTAGTCACAATAATTCTTAGTCCTGTTCAGTATTATCATGAAGCTCAGCCATTATTTTGCGGTAGACACATGCGTAACCGATAATGTCTTTGAGACTATCGTCATGGTGTGGGGTTTCTGAGAGTCGTGAGACTTTGACGAGTAACATGCACATTGCCGCTTGTTCAGGGCTAATGTAAGTGTCCAAGTAACCTGACCAAAGTTCTGAGATTCGTCTGTGGTTTGTAGCTGCTGAACCATAGTCTGCACCTCGGCTGCTAACGATTCCTGCAATTTCGTCAAGCCACTCATTAGTTTTTTTCATAATCAAACACCTCATCTTGGGTAACTCGCTCGGTCACCTTGGCTGCATGATAGCCATTAGACCAACCTCGTTGCTTACCAAGGTCAAACCCTGATTGCCAACCAGCCCAGTACGCAAAATAAACTGCGCCCATGGCTAGTACAAAAATACTTACAGCTGTATATGTAGTCATGATTTCCTCTCAGTCCCAAATCCGTTTTTGGGTACAACGGAAGTATGATCTTATGTTCATGGTATTGGTAGGAACTGACAGGCGTGTCCTATAACGCTTTTGTTACAAAACCCCTATTGCGTCAAAATCGTCAATATGGTCATCAATGGTTCGGTTAGGCTCTTTTCCCATATACCTTACCCTCAAATATAAAGCTGCCATCATGGTTAATTGGTACTGTGACCACGCTCACATTTTTACCTTCTACATAAGCTAGAGCAAAACCAGTCTGCCAGTTGGCATAGCCCCTTGTGTAAGCCATACCAGCACTAGACAGGTCAACTAGGTTGCCTACCTCAACACCCTGTAAAACACGCCCTAAACGCCCATTATGGGCTTCTGAGACCGCCATGTGACCTAGCCTATGGGTGTGACCACAAACAACGCTCTTACCTAGCCTTCTAGCCCCATTTAGGGCAGTTTGCCCAGCATTTGTAGACATTGGGAAAGCGTCGCCGTGAACGACTGTCCAACCCTTAGCCCAGTCAAATCCGTATGGGTGAAACTTAATGTTGAGCTTGTCATATCCCATAAAACGCTCATATTTGAGTTCGGGTAGGTTAAGGAAACTTGGTAGTCGCTTTTTGATTGATCGATAGAGTCTGATTCCATGATTACTTCCTACTACATCTGTAACGCCTAAATACTGTAATACCTCTTGGGTAAATAATCTGTCCTCATCTAGGTTGCCTACCATCTCGTCAATAGTATTAGCATTAAAGCTGCCTAGCTGTGGCATATCTATTTCGTCACCAACGCATATCGTTTGGTGAGGTTTCCATTTGGAAAGGAAACGACCTACATTTTTTACTGCTACTTCGTTAATAAATGGTGCTTGTAAATCACTTATGAACGCAATGCGCTTAATAGGTTAATCCTCGTCCTCGTCGTCGTCATGAAACGGGGTAATGTCAGTATCGGCGGTCTGTGGTAGCAACCACTCAGGCATACTGTTTTTGTTATCCATTAACCCTAATGTCACTTCAACGCTGAAACCAGCTCTGCGCAATGATTGATACCACTCATGAAGCGCAATGGCGTGCATGTCCATAGCTGTAGTCTCTTTACGAGCTACAGAACGGCGTCTGCGTGCTGGTTTCTTTTTGGCTGCCATGTCCTAATTGTCCTTTGATAGTATGACAAACAGATCATCAACACGCCGTTCTAGTCGTGTAATTTGATCTTTAATGCTTGAACCACTATTGGGTCTAAGTTCATTTAACCAGCCTTTGATTAGAAACTTTAGCCCTATAAAAAAGCCAGTAAATACCGTTGTTATTGCTGCACAGATAGCGGCAATGTCTACCGCTTGCATTACTCTTTGGGTGCGCCAATGCCAAACGCCTGATCATCAGGGTTAAGGCTGCGTAAAATTGGGGCGATAAAAGCCACAGCAAATGCTTTCCAAATGTCTGAAGGTGATGAATCAGGTTGTGTTACATAAATTGTTGCTAGACAAACAAATGCTGATCTTGCATAGCTGTTGATTATTGCTAAATGTTTGGCTTTCATATTTTGCCCCCTAAGAGTGGTATGTCAAAAAAACTGCTGTCATGATCGGAAGCCTTGGTAAAACTTATATGTATATGGTGGTTGTGCTTGTTAATGCCTTTGTACTTGCGCCAACGCCAACCCAGTAATGGCGAAGCGATTTGACCTAAGTGAATTACATAAGCGATACGCTTTGAACTTTTCCCATATTGTCTAATCTGATCTGCCAAGTCTGCTGAAATCCCTTTTTGGTCAGATAACCTAGCGTCAATGTCCAAAGCTCGTACACAGCCTGTGGCTGGGTCGGGATTGTGATCTGACTTTCTAGCTGCATGTCGTACATCACCAAGCCACCCGTCAGATGAACGCAAGCGTGAGATGAAAGAATCGTCAACCTGCTCTCTGAACTGTGCTGCTGATTTACTCAGCCAAGGCTTCATTTATAAGCCTTTCGCACTCTTGACACTCCCAACGATATTGGTCATTTAATACAAGTTCAGGGTGTCCACAGTTGGGATTTGGTGCATAAAAAGCGTCTGCTGCTTCGTCATATATGTAACCTATGCCAGCATAGTTGTAACGGATATTTCCATTATAGGAAGTTTTAATCCAATTACCGCCAAGATTATTTATTAGCCAAGAATACCCTTCATCACCTGCTGGGTCATTGTTGTCACCAACTAATACACGAATAACAATGTTATTCTCGTCAATTTCTGCCCAATGTGCCATGTTAAACCGCCGACTTCAAATAACGAACAATAATAATTCCTGAACCACCTGAAGCAGACATACCAGCACCTCCGCCACCACCGCCACCGCCTGTGTTGGCTGTACCCGCTTGTGCCGCTGGTGAGCTTGAGTTTCTCACACCTGAATCACCACCGCCGCCATAGCCACCTGCGTTGACTGTTAAACCTGAACTGCCACCACCTGCGGTTTCGCCGCCACCACCTCCACCGCCGCCAGCATAATAATAAGTTCCACCAACATTTTCACCAGTAGAAGTAGCTGCGCCCCATGATGAATAAGCAGATGAACCTACACCGCCATTACCATAAATAGGATTGCCAGCACCGCCAGCACCGCCACCTCCGCCGCCGCCAAATGTTAATGCACTACCTGAACCACTTCCACCTGCATAACCTTCAACTGGTGTATATCCACCTGAATTACCACTTCCACCTGCGCCAGTTGCTAACGGGTAATTTCCACCGCCTGAACCGCCACTTAAACCTGATTGACCTGCTGATGGATTTGGCCCATCACCGCCACCTCCGCCACCACCTGAAGCAGTAAGAGTTGTAAAACTTGAAGCTGAAATTGAACTGGCTGAGCCATTAGAACCTTGTTGTTGCGCTGGATAAACTCCATAGTTTCCACCACCGCCAATAGTGCATGTGTAAGTTTTTGGTGACAATAATTGAGAAGTGAATCCTCTTAAACCACCAGCACCACCAGCACCGCCATAGTTGTATGCACCAGCGCCACCGCCACCAGCGACAATTAAAAAGTCAACAGACAAATCTGCGTCAGAAATAACTAAACTGCCATTGCTTGTAAAAGTACGATAATAATAAGTGGAATCAGAACTTAGAGTGCCGCCTGTTACAGTAGCCTTTTTAACTCCAGCACTTAATAATCCAGCAGCGATATTACCAATCATTAAGCGACCGCACCTACAATTGTCCAAGCGTTTGCACCTGTGCGGATTGCAACGGCTGATTTATATTGACCTAATTTTGGTGCTGCTGAAGTTGCACCTGCTGAAGTTATAGTTACACCTGAACCTGCTGCAAATGTTAAATCACCTGCGCCTGTGTTTAGAAAGGTAATAGCTGAACCGACAGCGGCAGCTGTAAGAGTTGAGTCAGGTGCAATGGTTACAGTCTTAGTAGACGCATTGGTTGTTTGAACCAAAGCCTGATAAAGGTCTGTATTGGCTACTGTGTAAGTAGAACCTGATTGTGCGTTAATGGTGAAGGTAACCAAGCCATTAAACATAGCTGCGGAAAGAACATCACCTGTTGAAGCTGGAAAACCTGTTGCCATTGTATTACTCCTTAGTAGCTAAGTATATCATCACCGAGGACACCATAGGTGGTATTCCCGATTATGAACCCATCAGTTATAGGTTCGAGTGTGACTGCGGTACACAGCATGCGGTTTGGGGTGATATCCCAAGCCAAACCCTGAACTTGTAAGTTCTTGGTAATGGTTGACCCATCAGGCTGTATATTTGAAATGTTGACATTATCAAAGTATTCAAGTCCAAGCATTGTGTCAGTTGGGACTGCTGTGTCTAATAAGTCCACAGTCATTTCGTCAATACGGATAGTGGTATCTGATCTAGTAGCCACATAAATACGGGCTATGTTGTTAGCGTCTGTGTCTGTTTGTACCACTAAATCATTGTAATTAACGCTGTGTGGGAAATAGGTTACAACGCTACCTGCGTCCTCTGCAAACTGGGCTATGCCACCAATACGGGTAATTGTGGCTTGGTTAATAATTAGCTTGTCATCAAATGCAAACTTTAGGTTTTTGTAAGGTATGCCAGTTGTTTGGTTAAACTCAATAGGTGTGCCACCAGCTGAAGCAATAACATTGGCTCGGTTCTTAAATACTGCCTGACCCTCGGCGTTCATAAAGAACGCACCCTGCTCAGAAAACTCAGCATTGATAATGGCGTTTAAGGCTGTGCGTGTAGTTGCTGGGTCTGCTTGGCATAAAGAATTGCCAGTATCTATTAAGCGCATGCCATTAGGAAATGAAACTGTGTCTAATATCTTGCCTATGCGTGTGCCAGTATCTTGTCCATTGGCTGAACCTGTAACAGTTGTAATGTTGGCAAGGTTAAACAAACGGAAACCATCAACAGCTGTAATGTCTACATAAGCCACTTGCTCGGCTTGGTCATAAGTGTAGGTATAGGTTGTGGTGTATCCGCTAAATAGGTAATAAGAAACGCCATTGTAGGTAGCCGAGATTCTTAGCTTGCGAAGCGGTGTGAGCTGCCCATAAAGGTCTGAGGTTGTGTTTTGAGGGTTGAATCGCCCGTCTTGGTCATAAACCCTCACTGTTGCACTTCCAGCCTCGTATGTGTCTCTAAGGATATTCCGACCACGCTTAATGTTAATACTGCGTGTGATGTCAGTCACATCAATAACTAATGCAGGGGCAGTACCGTCCCCTAGGATTCCATAGCCAAGCCTACCGTTAACAGGGTCGCCTATTGTAAATGGGTTGCCAAAGGTTGCGCCTGAGTTAAAGTTAAGGCTGACATTTAATTGTGCTGGTAATGCCATTAGTCTATTAGTGACAATCTATTGATCTTGGACTGTGAACCTGAAGCTGAATTGTTAATCAATCCGTTTTGCAATTCGTCTAATAAACCTTGTGTTGCACCATTAACAGTTATGTTTGTAACCTGTGTGCTTTCTTTGGTTGTAGCTGCAATTTTAGCCATCAGGCTTTCATAGATACCTGTGACCTGAGCCACACCTTGTACGGCTTCAACTCTTGCTTGTTCCAAAGTTTTTAATGGTGTTGCTGGTTGTACTTGCAATGCTTTTTGTGCTGCTGCTAATTTGGCAAGTTCTGCCAATGCTTTTTGTACATAATCAGGATAATCAGCAAATGGATTTAAGGCTTTAGGTAGATTTGCAATAAATGTAGCCAAGCCTGTGGTTTGTGCCTGAGATAATAATAATGCTGTGCTTAGACGATCTGCTTCCTTTGAGTTACCAGTCAGTAACGCCAACTGTAATTCTAAGCGTAGTTTTTCGTTTTCGCTGATCTTGCCCTGTAATGCAGCTAAAATCCCAGCTTGTTCAATATCCAATATGCCTTGGCTCTTTTTTAATTTAGCCTGATCTTGTTGAGCCTTTAATGCTTTTTGTTGAGCTGCTAATTGAGCCTTTTGTATTCTCAATCTTTCAGCTTCAATTTGTTTTTGTTTTGATGCCGCTATCTCGGACTCAGCCCCAGCACCTAGCGAATAAGTAAAGTTTGATTTTGGTGTAGTTAACTTAGCTCTTTCTTTAGCCCCGTATGCTCCCAAGGCTTCAATATAAGCACCAACAACAGGGATAGCCATTAAATAGCCTGAAGCGTCACCTTTTGGTATAAAACTAGCGACCTTTTCAAGTTTGGCAATCATGGCAGTTAATCCATAAATTACATCACCAATTTGAACAGCAAAGTTTTCCATTTCGCTGGTAAGGCTTTCAATGTTCTTATCTTTGCCAAGCAAAGCCAATGAGTCGACTAAACTTTTACCGATAATTTCTTGGACATTTGCTGAAGCAACACCAAGGGCATTTAACTTACCTTGGTATGTATCAACAGCTGCCGCAGCCTGACCCTTAAACTTAGTTGCCAACACATCTAGGATTTTATTCATATCGCCTGATGCTAAGGTGGCTTTATCAATACCTACACCTAAACGGGTGATAGCAGTTGTTTGACCTGTATATCCCTTGGCTAAGGCTGCGCTTACTTCCTCTAAGCCTTTGCCTGTTGCTGCACTAATATCCAATGCAACATTTAATGCTTTTTGTGTGTCTAAAATTGAACCTGTACTGGTCAGTAATGTCTGATAGGCAGGTCTTAACTGGTCATCTAATACATGATAAGTTTTTTGAAGGCTGGCAATGTAAGCCTCTACTGAACCTGTGGCAAATGCGTTGCCTGTGTTGATTAACTGTAATTCTAGGGACTTGGCGGCTTTCTCATCAGCTGCATAAGCCTTAATAGAAGCAGCAGCAAAGTTTTTTATTGCACCTAATCCAAAGGCTAAACCAAAAGCACCAGCAAGCTTCTTGGCTGTACCCGTTAATTTATCTAAATCGGATTTGGCTTTTTTAGTGCCTTTATCTGAGTATTGGGAAACAATATCTAATTTAATTGTCATGCTGCTAGTGTGTACCTATCATCTGCGGAAGTGGTCATGAATAAATGTTCAGCTTTGGTTATTGCCTTAAATACGGCGTCATAGACCTTTCCTTGGTCATTTTCAACCGCTTTGAATAACAAACGACCTTGATCCATGCGAGATTTGCCAACCTTGCCAAAACCGCCGTATGTGCCTTGTATGGCTCTATTGAAATGTGCGCCAGCATTAGGGTTGTTGCTTTGTGAGCGTGGGTCACCGTTAAAGTTTTTGCGTCCAGCGGTTTCAATAATAGAACCAGCACGGGATTTATTAAGCAAGCTGTACATGGCAATAAAGCCAGCATTGTTACGCTTTGATTTACCTAATGTATATGTTAAACCCTTGCGAATAACCTTAGGGTCATACTTTGGAAATGCTTCTTTACGGCTGGTGCGAGACTTAACCTCAGCACCAGTTGCTTGCCAGTTGTATAACCCATAAACGGCAGGTTGAACCATTTGTTTGGCGTCATTGGATACGGTTCTTAAAGCAACCCTAATTTCTTGACGCATGTTGTCATATAAGTCAGGCGCAAGTTTTTTTAATGCCTTTTGGGTCTCAACGAGACCTTTTACCTCTACTGGCATTTTCCACTCTTTTCGCTCTGTCTTTGAGATACGCCAATGTCGCTAAAAACATTGATCTATCCATTTTTAAAAATTCGCTGTGAGGTATGCCTGTTTCTACGGCTAATGAAGCCACTAGATAAGTGAAGTCATACCTCGTTACCCATTTGGGGTATCAGCGTCTACAATCTCTACCTTGCGTAATGATTCTAAAAACTGTTCCCCAAATGGTTTAACTGTTTCACCTGATCGGCGTATGCACTCCCACGCCAACCAATAAACATCTGACTGTTTTTCCTCGTCTCTAAAACGCTTATGAAAACCAGCCTTAAAATGTTGTTCGAAAGCATATTCAATCGCTGGTGAGATTTCGTGTGTTGATTCCTCACCTGAAGCCTTGGTGATTTTTAACGCTAACAAATTAACTCCTTAGAAAGTACCTGTGGTTGCAACGGCAACTGCACCGTTGATAGTCCATGTTACATCTTGTGTGCCTAGATCGCCAACTGCACCGTTAATGTCGGTTGTGTTATTTACTAGGGCAGTAAATGTATAAAGAGGGTTTGTTGCTGATACAGCAGTACCCTTTTCTTGTAGCAATACGCAGGTAACTGAAGTTCCCCATGCAGCTTGTAATGTTGCTAAAACATTTGCTGAAGCTGTGTCATTGAGGAAAGAAATTGTTACAGATGACGCTTCCAAGCCTTTTACAAACTTGTGACCTGTGTCACCCATTGCTGTTACCTCTAACTCGTCAAATGAACGGTTAAGAGTTACAGCTGTTACATGGTCGCTAAGATCAACGGTGTTAACCTTTACGCCGACCTTGTTATTTAGAAATACAGCCATTGGTTATTCCTCGTCTTTCTTTACGATTTTTGGCTTTTCGGTTGATGGTGCTGCTTGCCCGACTTTTTCAAGCCAAGCCTTATCCTCTGAAGGAATATCTATTGTCATTTTTAACTCCAACTTGTCATGATTGAGACGGACATCTCGCTTGTTAACATTTCACCAGCAACGCCTGAAAGAACGCTAGGTGATGAAATAGTGCCAACACTAATTTTAAGGGTTGTGCTTGCCGCTAGCTTGTTAAACACGCCAACGACCATATTCTCAATTCCGTTGAGGTTACCCTGATTATCAAACATAGGAACAATCATTACTAACTTAAAATTAACTTTGGGTGCAACTGTTGAGTAAATGTTATTTGATGGCTCAATGTACGGGTCATCAGGTTGAACAATTACTGAGTTTGCAATGGGTGTAGCAGGCGGAAAGGAAAAGACCTGCCACACCCCAGCGTTCTCTAACGCTGCCGCAAGGGTAGACCGTAGTGTCGTAACGGCGACAGTCATGTCAGCCTACCAAGCTATTAGGACTTAAATATGGTGCTAATAAGCCTCGTACTCTTGCGATAAGGGTATTACCCATGCGGTATGGTGAAGGTTGAAAATCAGGTGATATGCCACCAGCATTGCTCGCTTGGCGTGCTTGCCAAATATCAACGGCGATCATCAATGCGCTTTCTCTAACGGCTGGCACAGTCGCATAATCAACATAAGTGTCAGCTGACACAGTTCCAAATGGGTTTACTGGGTGAAATGGTGCTGGGGTGTTGTTACCAGCAATATTGTAAGTAATGGTGTTTCCACTGACACCTGTTAAAGTTTTTGAGCCATTATGTTTAGCACCGTTACCGCTAATGACTACTGTTTGACCAACATAATAAACGCCATAAAGTGATTGACTAAAATATAAAGTTCCAGTTGTAGCTGTGTTGCTATGCCCAACATTGTTTAATTGATTTTTCCATAGGTATGAACTAACAATATCCTCAGATGATTGGCAGACTTCCTCAACAACTGAGTCGCTGTAAAGTGAACCAATGCCCAGCGCAGATCGTAATTCCGCTACTGTCACATAAGTCGCTGCCATTTTGTTCCTCTCTAAAAGTTAAGGGGCAAAGGCTTCCAATGCCCCTTAACGGTTATTTCCTTTATCGGAAGGTTATGCAACCATCCACTTGTAAGCACCAGCTGCAACCTTAGTTGCGATTGCGCCGTAACCATAGTAAGCAACTGAGATTTGTCCAGTTGAAATTAGGTTGCTCTCTAAGCGGTACTTGCTTGATTCGAACCATGTGTATGCAGATGGGTTGATAACGATCATTGAGTTATCGCCTGTGCCTGAAAGTGCACGAGATACACGAAGGTTTAAGCCACCAATGTTGCCACGAACATTTGTAGGTGTTAGGTTACCTGAAGCGTTCTGTGGGTTAATTGTTTGTGTGAATACTGCACGGTTTGATCCATCTACTAGACCCATCAATGCACCCCATTGTTCAGGTGATACAACGATGTTTTCAGCAAATCCCAATGTACCTGAGTAGATTGAAACTGCTGCGTCTGCAATGAAGTCTTGGATGTTAGCTGCTGTAAGAGTACGGTTTCCGCCGTCTGTTCCACCAGTAATAAGAGCTGAACCTACTGCTGCGTCAGTTGCCTTTGCATAAGCAAATTCCATTTGACGAACTAGCTCTGAGAAAAATGCTGGGGATGAGCGATCTAACAACTCAACTGAAAAAGTCTGTTGTCCTGCATACTTCTTAACATCAACTGTTAGGAAAGATACATTTTGGTCTTGCTCTGATGGTGCTGCGCCCTCTGCTGTTAATGCAACAGTTGGAACTTGTGTCAATTTAGGAATCTCAAATGACATACCAGCATCAGGAAGTGCTGCTGATGATACTGAGTCAATAAACGGACGATCAGCATTTGAAAGTGGGTTGATGATTTCAGTTAGCTGACGAGTTGGGATAAGACCTGCGTTGTCAGTTGTGTCTGCTGCTGCTGAAAGGTATTGACGAGCAGCGTCATCATTTAAGTATTGTGCACGAAGGGTGTTCTCTAGGAACTTTTCCTTTGTAAACTCTAAGCGAGGCTTAGCGTAGATAGGTGCTGCTACTGTTGGACGAGCAGAGGCTTCAACCGCAGGGGTCTCTGTTACCTCAGTCGCAACAGATTCAGATGTTGTGTTTTCCACAATTTCCTCATTTTCTGTTTTGGTTTCGGTTGTAACTTCTGCATCTTGTGATGCAGCAACACTCAATACCTCTGCTGATTTAAAAGCAGCAGCTTGTACAAGTGAAACTTCAAGTAAGCGTGCCGCACTAACACGGTAAACGCCATTGTTATTCTTTCCCTTAATAACTTCAACACCAACTGAAAGACCGCTGCGTAAGTTTTCGCTTGCCTCAATTAGGCTATCTGTTCCTTTTGTGGTGTTGGAGACCTTAAACTCTGCATAAAGACCTGAACCATCCTCGGTTACATTTTTCATCCGTCCGATTGGTTGCTTAGGATCATGCTCTAGTAATAACTTAACTTTGCTTGGGTCTGCTATTTCGATTGACCCTTTTTCAAATATAACTGCGCCAGCAGATGTGTTGCCAATTTCGTTCTCAAATGGAACGATTTTGCCAGCAATAATGCGGCGGGATTCTGACGCCTCTAGGTCAGCTGAAAAGTTAATTATTTCCATTTGGACTCAATTCTTCCATTTCTCTAGCTTGCTCTACTGTAATTAGATCAAGGGCTAACATTTTTTCGATTACTGCTAAACGCTCTAATGGGTTTGCTCTCAAAAATCCTGAGTCCATGTCGAACGCTATGAATTGTGTATTAGGGGTTAGATCATCCATGCTAAATCTCGACTCCAAGCAGGAAATGTAAGGCTGTAAAGATAGGCTTACAAACTGGCGACGCTCATCTTGAACATTTGCGTAAGTCATTGAATTGTTTTGGTCTGCTGAAATGTAATAAGCAGGAACATTGAACAAACGGGCAATTTGTGTTGCCATGTATTGTTGAGCCTCGTTATACATCATGTCTTTTGGACTAAATGATGTAGGTTGATATTCCAAGGTTGATGTTAGGTAAGCAGTTGAGCGTTCTGCTCTTGATCGCTTCCATGCAGCCAATAAACCTGATACTTCAGCAGGTGGTAGGTCTGCACCGTTATTTTTTAAGATTCCTGAAGGTACTGGCGTTGAAGCAGCAGTAGCAGAAGCTTTTTCTAAATCAATTGCAGCTCTTAAGATTCTTGAACCAGCATGCAGGATTCCATCAATAGGTGACTGGAAGGTTACTAATGAACCAACACCTGACATTGGACGCTCTACGCCATCTACCATGTAATAATCAACAAAAGTGTTTTTCTTATTTAATTGAACTTGAACTCTTGTATTATTTACAAAATCAAATCTTGCTGGACGGTTATCGTCTGCAAATACTTCAGTAACCTCTAAATATCCAGCACCATAGAATATAAGTGCGTCTACTAATGCAGTCAGGATGATTGAGTTAGGTGCTGACTTAGATAATTGATTTACCCAAGGTAAATTAGGTAATTCCTCTTTTGTTGCTTTTGAGTAAGTTTCTAATTCCATTACGCCGATTGTTGTGGCGATTAAGTTGCGGCAACGCATAACGCTTGGCACGCTAATAGCTTCGTCTCTTGATACAGATTGAAACGGTGTGAACTGTGAATAATAATTGAACGGGTCAACTACAACAGGTGGGGCAAGTTGCGCCTTAATTGTTGATTTATCCTCTAACCCAATTAAGTTGCGGAAAAATCCCATGTGAGAATTATATCACAATAACTAGACATAAATCTGAGGAACTGATATAGGTTTTGAAAGCATGTGGACACACATTGCGGT